ACCCGCAAATGGAGGATCATGAGCAGCACCAGCAACACAACCTTAAAGTTAATATATGGATACTCAAAATAATATAAATGATTTACCCAAACTTTCTGTTTATAGATATGAAAATTTTTTTAATATCTACAACGATACAGAAAGTGATATGCGTTATTATAATTTATTAAGAAATATAAACATATTTCCATCTGAAAATACACAACTTGAAGGTGAATATGTAGTTGATTATAATGACACTTGGGTTTCTATATCATATAAAATATACGGAACTATGGAATTATGGTGGTTGTTGTGTTCTTATAATCAAATTTTAAACCCTATTAAAATGCCTGATGCTGGAACAAAAATAAAATATTTAAAATCAAAATATATATATGTGGTTTTAAATGAAATAAAAAATCAAATTAAAAACTAAAAAACTCTTTAGTATCAAAAAAGCATCTTATTATCACATGGGAATAATTTTTATTTTCTGCTTCTACTATATTGCATGTGTAACAGTATAACTTTCCTTCTTTTTTAAAAAAGAAAATTTCTGGCATAATATGTAAAAAAAATTCAAATTCAAATTCAATATCTGGATTTTCATCTAGAAATTTATCAATATCATCCGCTGATATAATTGAATCTTCACAAACTTCTTCTATTTTGTCTTGTAAGGTATTCCAAATTCCATTTTTACTATTTAAATTTAACTCAAAAAATTTCCAATTTGATTGATATTCAAATATATAATCATAATTTTTATTTATTTTAATTTTATTAAAAAAATCTTTGGTGTTTAATTTTTTCATTATTTACATAAGTATTTATTATACATGGGAAGAAAGAAAAAAATAGAAGAAATCGAAGACGAAATCGATCCAGAAGATATTTTAGTAGATGGTGCGTTTTATAAAGGAAACGAAAATCTATTAAGAGGAAATTCTCAATTTAAATGGACTGATTCCATGATCGAGGAATTGAAGCTTTGTAACAAAAGCATTCTACACTTTGCAGAACAGTATTTTTATATAACAACCTTGGATGAAGGTAAGAAAAAGATAGAACTTTATAAGTATCAAAAAAGACTTTTAAAAGCTTTTAAAAACGAAAGATTTAATATTGTACTTTCCAGTAGACAGTCTGGAAAAACTACAACCATAACAATTTATGCATTGTGGATAGTATGTTTTCAAAACGATAAACGTATTACTATCGTAGCAAATAAAGAATCTACCGCTAAAGAAATATTCGAAAGAATAAAAATGGCATTTGAACAACTTCCGGTTTGGATGAAGCCAAGTGTTAAATCATGGAGAAAAGATGGTTTTCAATTGGCAAATGATTCTTCTATAAAAATTAGTACAACCTCTTCTGCTGGTCCTCGCGGATCTACAAGTAACCTTCTTATTATTGATGAAATGGCACATTGTCCAAATGAACTCATGAATGAGTTGTGGAAATCTGCTATTCCTATTATTTCATCATCTAAAAAGTCACAATTGGTTATTATTAGTACACCAAATGGTACGGATAATAAATTTTATGAATTGTATCAAGAATCACAAAAAGAAAATAGTGATTGGCATTTGGAGGTAGTTAACTGGTGGGATGTGCCCGGTCGTGACGAGGAATGGAAGAAAGAAACCATTTCCGCTATGGGTTCTCAAGACGATTTCGATCAAGAATTTGCCAATGTATTCCATGATCCAAATAAAACAGCTATTGATCCTAATCTTTTAGCCGAATTAAAAGCCCAATGTAAGGAACCTATATTGGTAATGGATAATGGAAACTACAAAATATTCCAAGAACCAAATCCAGAATCTTTTTATGCTATTGGTGTTGACGTTGGGGAGGGAATTGGTCGTTCCAATACAGTTGCTCAGATATTAGACATATCAGATTTAACCAGTATTAAACAAGTTGCTATATATGCAACCAACTCAATGAGTCCTTTTCATTTTGGAACACGTTTAATGGGCATTCTGGAGGATTGGGGGCGTCCTCCTATACTTGTTGAGAACAATAATAACGGACAACAGGTGTTGGATGTTCTTTGTCACACTCATAACTACGAATCGGTGGTTTCATATCATTTTGAGGGATTCAGTAAACACTATAACAATGAAAATCGTTTTGGTATACACAACCACACCAATACAAAATATAGAGGTGTTACCAATTTTAGATATTGGGTCAATAGTTTAAATGCGGTTAGATTATATGACATCGATACTTTACTGGAACTTAATAATTTCGTTAGACATGAGAATTATACATACAGTAAAAGAAAAGATGATGATTTAGACGATAGAGTATTATCTTTAATTTGGGGTATTTTCATATTAGAACCATCCATAGCATCAAAATATTATGTTATTGCTGACACTGATGATCAAGGAAAACCCTTAAAAATAAAACCATTTTCCGACAATTCAGATTTGTTGAAAAAGAGTCCTCTATTGAGTGGTGCTGTTTCTCAATTTAAAAAGAATGCATCGATAAATACAAGTATATCACACGTTGGAAAATTTAATGTGAATGAACCAATAACACTTGCTCAAGAACAGGCAGAATTAACAAATTGGCTTTTGAATTGGGGAAATAAACCAGAACCAAAAAGAGAAATAGTAGAAGAAAAACAAGCAGAAGAATATAGACCAATTATAATTTTTTAATATGAATCAGGCAATTTTAAATAAAACACGCAATGATAAATTTTTAATGGTTTTGGATCTTCCAAAATTTTTAAAAACAAAATATGATAATGTTCTCGATAAAAATTATCATCCCGATCAAATTCAGTTTACTACATATGGATCACCCATTCCTAGTGTAAGTGTTCCTTCTATCGATGTTCCATTTGATAATCAGGTTTACAAAGCATCATCTTTATCAAGACCATCATATCAACCTTTAAATGTTAGATTTTTTATAGACAATGGTTATAAAAACTATTGGATAATTTGGAAATGGTTAAATATTTTTAATGATTCTCAAACATCAAAATCAGATGTGCATATGGAAATCATGGCATCTAGTAAAAAACCAAAATTGGAAAATCCTATGACAGAATTAGTATCGAAATTTACTATATATGCATTGGATGAATACAACAAAAAAATAGTAGCATTTAAATACAATCATGTTTTTCCGGTTTCTTTATCAGAAATAAATTTTTCACACCAAGATCCAAGTGAAATATCTTGTACTGCTTCTTTTGCATTCAATCAATTGAATGTGGAATTATTAAAAAACGTAGATGAGGAGAGTTGTTAATTATGGGAATATTAACAGAAAATCCTATTTCTTTAGCACCTAATGGCTCTCTACCAGAACTAGAACAAAATTTTAATAGTTTTAGTCCCAAAACAGAATTACCACAACCGGAAAACGTTATATCTCCAATGGAATCTTTGGTTAATGATTCTAAAAAAGCTGGTTTTATACATCAGATAAGAGATCAATTATATTATATTGAAATATATATGTATAATCAACTGGAAGATCAAAAACCAGTAGCTGTTCCATTTTTATTGGTACATTCTTTGGCATTCGAAGAATCTTTGAGTGATTGGAATGTTAAAGGATGGATTGTCTTTGATGATAAACACGAAACTATATCCAGAGGATCGATAACAGAAAGCAATCAAGAATTATTGTACTCCGATTCTAAAAATGTAGATCCTCGTTATGTTTTTAGAGGAGATGGAAGAAATAAAATATCATTTAAAATATATCCGGTTCCAAATACAAAAAATTCATATAATACTTTCAGTGAACCAAATTCTTTACCAAAAGAACAGTGGGAAATGTCATTCGATTGTGTTATTTATGATATAGAAGATATGCCAGTGGGCAATAATCATGATAAATTAAGAAAATATTATTTTTGGGATGAGAGGTATCAATTTTTCTTGGAAAGAAATATAGAATGGTCAACTAGATTACAAGGATTGAATTCATATATTTCAGATTATCCACAAATGAGATCTCTAAGAGATATGGAACCTTGGGAATTGGATGATTTTCAAAGTTCTATTCCTGCTAATATAGCAATTAAATCTATAATAGATACTGCTTCTTTAATAGATCCAAAATATGAAAATGAAAGAGGAAAAGTTGTTAATATTGGATTTACCGAAGGTGGTGGAACAATAGATAAACCAAATATACCATTAAATAGATATAGTTCGAATTGGGATGATGGTTATGTTGATAACAATCCCCAAAACAACAATCATATATTTTATACCTCTCCTGCTAGTTCAAATGTATTGGATGATTTGGATTATGTTATGCAAAATGCATGTTCCAGTGAAGGTTATCCGGTGTTTTTAAGATTTGGAAGAAACTCTGGTGATTATATAGAAGGTGGAAGTACCGGATCAACAAATAAAAAAAATAAAGAATGGGAATTAATATCATTAAAAACATTATTATATAGATCTAAATCAGAACAAGTAGAAAGATTATTTATTGAAGATGGTATCCTTTCAAAAAAACCA